GTCTTTACAAATTTATTTGAAAGGAGGCCTATCGTTATGCCTAAAAGTAACGAAATAAGCTTTGGTAAATGCTTTAATTTACCGAATCCTGGGCTTAGGTCCTACTTTGACAGAGTTCGAGCAGGAAACCCAGAAGAGTACCGAACTACTTTTGCCAAGGGTAGTTCTCTGAGTCAAGTTCTAGCCGACTGGAAACCCACCGTCGATAAAATCGAACAGCGGTGGCCTACACTCCTAGAATTTGAAAATGACCTCGCGAAAAAGGTCGGACCGTTATCGATCCAAAAGCCACTTGCGGAGCGAATGGAAGATATCGATCATTACTATGAATTAGTGAAAGCTGATTCAAGACCCATTTCCGATAAAGCAATAGCGGCTGTCGTCGGTGAATGGGGCAGGGCTCGCGGCCTGCATATCCGTGAGCAGCAGCGGACAGTTGATTTGATGAAGAAGTCAACTAACTCTGGCTCGCCATACTTCACAAAACGTAGAGCAGTCACAGACAAAACCTTACCTTGTTTAGTATCGCAAAGGGATCTCTCCACCCTGCAATACTTAAATGGTGGTAATGAATGGGAAGCCTGTGCAGTGTTAGGATGGCGTGGTCAAGAAGGTGGTCCCACGGATGAGGATGTTAAACAGCGTGTGGTTTGGATGTTTCCATATGCAGTTAACATTCAAGAGTTGCAATTTTACCAGCCAGCAATTGAAGCCGCACAACATTTCAATCTGGTTCCAGCGTGGGTTAGTCTGGAAGAAGTCGATAGACGGATTACAGAGATGTTCCGCACTAAGGGTATGGACGACCTGGTAATTTGCACGGACTTTAGTAAGTTCGACCAGCACTTCAACGAAGACATGCAGAACTGTGCGAGAACCATTATCAGTCGCATTCTGGATAACTCGTCTTCTAGCCATGAATGGTTGGACAATGTATTCCCCATCAAGTATGCAATACCTCTAGCATTTGACTACGACAAAGTCCGCGTAGGCAAGCATGGGATGGGTTCCGGTTCCGGCGGAACTAATTTCGATGAGACTCTCACTCATCGTGCAATGCAGTATGAAGCTGCAATTGAACACGGAAAGATGCTTAACCCAAATTCACAGTGCTTGGGTGATGATGGTATTCTCACTTATCCAGGTATATCTGTGGAAGATGTAATGCAATCGTATACTAAGCATGGCCAAGAAATGAATGAGAGCAAGCAGTATGCGAGCACACATACCTGCGTTTATTTGCGGAGATGGCATCACCGCGACTACAGAGTAGATGGCGTGAACGTAGGTGTTTATTCAACTTATCGGGCTTTAGGTAGGTTGTGTGAACAAGAGCGCTATTATGATCCAGAAGTGTGGGGTCCCAAGATGGTTGCTCTACGGCAGTTATCTATAATAGAGAACTGTAAGTACCATCCCCTCCGTGAGGAGTTTGTTGACTTCTGCATGAAAAGGGATAAATACAGGCTGGGACTGGATATTCCAGGATTCCTTAGCAATATCCGCAAGATTGCTATGGATTCTATCGAACTCATGCCAGACTTCCTCGGGTATTCCAAATCTTTAGGTAGGCCAACCAAAGATTTTGGTATCGCCGATTG